CCCGCTGGTGAAGATGATGAAGTTTGAAGCCCTGGCTGAACTGGCGCGGGCGGGCGTGCCGATCAACCCGCGATTCCTGATCGAGGCGTCCGGCGTGCCCAACAGCGAGGAGATCATAGCTGACCTGCAGGCGCAGCAGCAGGCCGCGCAACAGGCGGCGCAGGGTATGACGGCGGCATGAGATGACCAACGAACAACGTATGTACGAACTAGAGCGGATCGCGCGGTTCGTGGCCGGCCTACTGGATTCCTGGCCGAGCTTCCACGGGTACGTGCAGATCAACTTCGCCGGCGGCAGGGTCCGCAACGTTAACGTCCACCAGTCCTACCTGTTGGACGACCTGGCGGCGGCCGCGCCGAGCGATAACAACTGAATAGCTGACAGTTAGGCAACCGTAAAGAACGGCCCTTGTCTGGCGGCGATAGCCGCCGGCTGGGGCCGTTTTTTTTGCGCTTCCCGACCCGCCGGGGTGACAGGCGGAGGTATCGGCATCGCGCCGGCCGTGAACGGCGTGTTTCGCAGGCCGCCCGTGTAAGCGGCGGTGAGACAAGGAGCTTACTGATGGCCACTGAAGAACTGATGGACGAACTGGAAAAGCAGGACCAGGACGACCTGGACGCCGGACAGGAACAGCTCGAGCAGAATCAGGCTGATCCGACCGGGCAATCCGGCGAGCAATCCAGCGAGCAAGCCGGCCAGGGCGAGGACCCCGAAGCCAAGATTCGGGGACTGCTGGCCGAACTGCAGGCCACCCGCGCGGCCAGGCAGCAGGAACGGCTCGAAAAGGAGCAGGCCCTTGCCGCCCTGGCGCAGTACCAGCAGGGCCAGCAGCAGGCCAAGACCGACGAGCAACAGGAAGACCTTACCGATGAGGACCTTCCGACCGTCGGGCAGGTCAAGCGGCTGCTGGACCAGCAGATGTCGAAGGTGTTGGAGGAAACGCAAAAGGCGCGTATCCGCCAGTCACTGCAACAGGCCCGCCAGCGGTTCAGCGAAACGCGAGCAGGCAAGGGTCTGGACTTCGACACGGTCATGCGGGAAGGTCTGGCCAACATCCCCCCGGAGATACGCCAGGCGATAGACCGCCTGCCCGATCCGGCCAGCGAGGCTTACCGCCAGGCGATCCTGTACACCCCGTCGCTTCAGCAGCGCCAGCAGCAGCTCCGCAACGCGCAGATGGTCAACAAACTGAACAAGCGCGGAGGCGGTATGCCCAAGGGAGGTGGCGGCTCGATGCTGGCCGATCAACTGCAATCGGAACGGATGGACCCGCAGTTCGCGCGGTACCTGAGCATGTCCGACGAGGAGTTGGAGCGCGAGCTGGCAGCCGACGCCGAGGAATGACCCTGGGCTGTATCCGCCTTCGCCACAGCGACAGGAGTGACAAGCTATGGCAGATACAGCCTTCAGAAGTGACAGCAACCTTACGGTAATCAAGTGGTCCGCGGCCTTGTACCGCGAGGCCATGAAGAACCTGTACTTCGGCAAGTTGGTCGGTACAGGCAGCAACGCGATCATCGAGAGGAAGACCGATCTGACCAAGGACGTGGGCGACCAGATTCGGTTCGGCCTGCGGATGCGGTTGACCGGTCAGGGGCGCAGCGACGATCAGGCGCTCGAAGGGTACGAAGAGGCGCTGACGTTCCACGACTTCTCGACGAAGGTGCACCTGCGGGCCAACGCGGTCCGCGCCGCCGGCAAGATGTCCATGCGGCGGACCAAGTTCGACATTCGTTCCGAGGCCCGCAGCGCGCTGGCCGACTGGCTGCGTGAGATGATCGACGACGACACGGTCTTGGCCCTTTCGGGTCTGGCCAACCCGGCCATCGTCGATGACGACGGCGCGGTCGAATCGGCGGTCTCGCCCTCGACCAACCGCAAGTGGTATGGCGGCCAGAACGCAAGCGGGAGCATCGCCGACGATTCCGGCTACGACCTGGGCGATTCGGGCATCGCCGACGGGGGCACCAGCGAGATCAGCTCGTACCTGTTCGGCACGGCGGTCATTTCGCTCATCAAGCGAAAGGCACAGCTTGCCACGCCGAAAATCCGCCCGGCGGTCGTGGACGGCAAGGAAGTGTACGTCATGCTGATCCATCCGTACCAGGCCAAGGCACTGAAGGCCGAGACCGCCTGGAAGGAGGCCCAGCAGTACGCCCAGGTCCGCGGCTCGAAGAACCCGCTGTTCACCGGAGCGTTGGGCATGTGGGACGGCGTTGTGATCCACGAGTACGAGCGGATCCTGACCCGTACAGGCGACGGCACGGGCACCGATCCCAGCACGTACTTCGAGTCCGACGACCCCTGTGCCCAGAACATCACCGTGGCCCGGGCGTTGTTCCTCGGTGCCCAGGCTGGCGTGCACGCCTACGCCCAGATGCCTGGCTGGTACGAGAAGAACTTCGAGTACGGTCGGGTGCCGGGCGTGGCGACGGACATCATCTACCGCGCGGCCAAGACCAGGTTCAACAGTGAGGACTTCGGCGTCATAACCGTCGATACGGCGGTGGCGACCGACTAGCGGCTTGAAATAGACGGGCGCAGCGGTGCGGGCGGCTTGGCGGCGGCCCGCGCCGCAGGCCCGTTGCAGAAGCAAGAGGCACCAATCATGGCTCAAGTTGAAAGGAGCACAATGAGATGACTACTCCACAAATCGATACGAAGGTCGGCACGCGCCGCGGCTCGACGCTGGTCTACTCCAACACGGCGATCTCCGCCGCCGGCGGTGCCAGCAGCACCGACGAGTTCACGTTCCAGGACTCAAACGGCGTTGATCTGGGACCCAACCTGGTCGGCGGCGACCTGCAGGCCGGGGACGTGATCGTCGTTCGCGGCCAGGTGCAGCATACCGGCAGCAACACCGGCTCGGCGCTGACGCTGAAGGTCAAGGTCGCCACGGAGACCATCGTCACCGAGGCGTTCACGATTGCCGCGCAGAACGACCTGGTCAACTTCGAGGTCTACGTGGTCGTCAATACCGCCGGCTCCTCCGGCAAGGTGGCCGGCTGGGGCCAGTGGTCCAGCAAGCTGAACACCATCCACGCGGTGGTCCTCGAGACCAAGGCCGAGGCGTCGGAGGACCTGTCCGGCGACGTGCAGGTCAAGGTCACCGGCACGTACAACGAAAGCAACGCCAACAACGCGGCGAAACTGAACTTCCTGACCGTCGAGGTCATGAAGAACAAAGACAGCGCGTAACGAACCACCGGTTCCGTTTCTCTCCCCTCTCTGCCTGTCGGGCAGACAGGCAACCGCGCCGGGGGCGGGGCATAGCCCGCCGCCTCGCCCCCGCCGAGGGGAGAAAGGAGTTGCCCGATGAGCATTTCCGCTGCCGACGTACTGGCCGCCGTCAACGACCGGCTCAGCCGTTCCGAGACCTCGGTGGACGATGAGCTGAAGGCGGTACTGGTCGAGCTGGCCCAAGTGGATGACTTCCTCGAAGCGTCCAGTACGGTCACCACGTCCGCCGGCACGCAGAGCTACTCGGTGCCCAGCGACTTCAAGCGGGCCGAGAAGCTGTCCATCGTCAACGGCAACGTCCTGACGCGCATCAGCTGGGACGACTACCGTGCCCGCATGGAGGACACCGACCCCGTCAACGCCTGGGACGAAACCGAGACCTACGGCCAGGGCGACCAGTGCACCTACGGCGGCAAGACGTACAGCAGCTTGCAGGACGATAACCTCAACCACCAGCCCGACACCGAGACCAGCTGGTGGCAGGAGGACACCTCCGGCAGGGGCGAGCCGCAGGAGTGGACGTTGCGGGACGACCAGTTCTACTTCTGGCCGGTGCCCGATGCGATCTACACCATCAGCGTCGAATACTTCGCCCACCATGCCGAGAGCACGACCGTGAGTTTTCCCGACCGCTTCCGCGAGTGCATCTACTGCGGCGTGACCGCGGCGGTGGCGGCCAAGTACCAACTGCTTGAGACCTATTCATTCTGGCGCGGCAGGTGGGCCGAGCAGGTTCGCATACTGCGAGAAGCCCAGCGCCCGGTTTACCGGTCGGTGCGATACCGCGACCTTTAGCGTGAGGAGTCGAACATGGCGTTTACCAATAGCTACGACAGCACCAAGCCCGATTGCAGCACTACGCCGACCCAGTTCGTCACCGAGGTACGGGTTGGCGCCAAGGACGCCCTGCGTGAGCGGCTTGATGCGGATCACGATTTTTCCACGGCCAACATCAACGACGACACGTTGTGTGGCAAGCACAAGGTCGTGCACCTGCTGCAGCAGGCTTCCGACCCGACGGTCGCCGCCGACGAGGGGGCACTGTACACCAAGGAAACCGCCTCCAAGGCCGAGTTGTACTACAAGGATGAGGATGGCAACACGGTCGCCCTGACCTCCGGCGGTCAACTGAATGTCGGCGTCGATGGTACGACCCTCCAGTACAGCAGCGGTACGCTGTCCGTAAAAGACGGCGGCATCGACACCACGCAACTGGCCGACGACGCCGTCACCGCCGCCAAGCTGGCAGATGACGCCGTTGATACCGACGCGATTCAGGACTCGGCGGTCACCACGGCTAAGATCGCCAACGACGCCGTTGACAAGGACAAGGTCACACCAGGCAGCGCCGGTGCCGACGCGGACTACTACGGCGTAGCCGTCACGGCCTGCGGCACGTACAGCGGCGCAAGTGCCGGCAAGACCGTCACGCCGTTTCCCTCCGGCGTACAGATCACCCACATAGTCATCCGCCGCCATGACGCCGCCACGGGCACGGGCGGCGTGGAGGCGATCAAGGGAAGCGACGGCAATACGCGCGTCTGGAAGCAGAAGGACAATACCGTCTACGAACAGTCGGAGTTCACCATCGGCACCAACAGTTTCACGATGAACGGCGTATCGAGCAACGACGACTACCTGGACTACTTCAACAAGGCGGGCGAAAACTACAGCTACGTGGCGCACGGAGTGTGGGCTAGCTGACATGCCGGCCAACATCAGACAATTCGGCATCTTTTCCCCGGTGATGGGCCTGCGGGAGGACATTCCCTCCGTACTGCTGCCTGAGACCTTCACCGAGGACAACGAGAACGTGCTGCTGCGGGACGGGATGCTTTCGCGGGCCGCCAAGCCGGTCAAGGAGCTGTACCAGAACACCGACGTGGGCGGCGGATCGAAACTGGACCAGGCGTCCACGCCCGACGGCAATCCGCTGCTGTACCTGTACTGGTACGTGAAGCGCAACGGCGACAGGCGGCTGCTTGGGTTCACCAAGGACCACGTGTACGCATGGTACGAGCAACCTACGATCGGGCAGGCCCTTTTCACGGGCACCGGACTGGACGACATGTCCACCGGCGGCACCTACACTGGCACGGCGGTCAAGAACTTCCGCGTGCAGATCGACAAGGGGCAAGTCTCCGTAACGGCCTTCGTCGACGGCGGCTCCGGTCCCCCGCAGAAGGTGCTGGTCACCGCCGCCGGCCATAATCTTACCGACGGCGACACCGTCCAGATCGGCGGTTCACCCAACTACAACGGCTCCTACACCGTCAGCGAGGTCTCCGGCGACACGTTCAAGATAGAACACTCCTGGGACGGCGACGATTCCAGTGCCACGACCACCGCCGAACGGGTCCCCAACACGTACAAGTGGTCCAACGACGGTGGGCAGACGTGGGAAGCCACCGAGCAGGACATCACCAGCGGGTGGGTGACCCTTGAGGACGGGGTACAGATACGCTTCTTCATAAGCGTCATAGGCCACGATACGGGCGACTACTGGGACTTCTTCGCGGCTTACGCGGGAAGCTGGCACCTCAAGCACACCTGTGGTTCGTCCTGTTCGAACTGGTCCGTCACGACCTACAACGACAAGGTCATCGCCACCAACAACGTCGATAAGGTCCTGTACTGGGACGGCAGCGGCGACTTTGCGATCCTGGACGATCCCACCAACGGCATCGACCTGGGCGGCGGCAGCTACCTGACCGCCGCGAAGGTGGTCCAGGAGTTCGAGGGCTACCTGTTCCTGGCCAACGTGACCGTGGACGGCACGCAGTACCCCCAGAGCGTCTACTGGTGCAGCCACCTGGACGAGGAGAACTGGGACGGGGGCGATTCCGGCAGCCTGGTCACGCCGGACCCGTACTTCATAACCGCGATGGGCCGCTGGCAGGACTTCATGTTCATCTTCAAGGAGCGGTCGATCTACCGGCTGTGGCTCGGCGGTGAGTTCACGTTCACCACCGCGGCCCACAGCACCCTGCTGGGCACGCAGGCACCCAACAGCGTGGTCAACGGCGAACGCGGCGAGCTGTACTTCTTCAGCAGTGACTTCCACTTCCGCATGATCGCCGGTTCGCTGGGCGATATGCCGGTGGTCAGTCACGGGATCGACTCATACGTGCGGGACATTCCCGACGACGCCGTGCCCAACATCTTCGGGCACTTCGTGTATCGGCTGGGCCAGGTCGAGTGGGCCGTACCGATAAACAACAGCAGCACCAACAACGTGGTGCTGACGCTCAAGGACGGTGTGTGGACCCGCCAGGACGCGGCCTACAGCTGCTACGGGCGCTACCAGCGGATTCTCGGCTACGCCAGCCTCTGCGACATGCCGTTCGCCACGGTCTGCTCGATTCCCGAAGACTTCAGCTTCTGCAGCAGTGCCTTCGCGGCCAACGAGCCGGTCGACATGGCCGGCGACTACGACGGCAAGGCCTGGGCACTGTATCACAGCACCACCGACGACGGGGACGACTACGAGGGTTACGGCGTGCTGGCCACCAGCCTGGCCAAGCCGCCGAACCTCTCGCAGTTCAAGCGGATACTGTGGCTACACACTTACTTCAAGCCCACGTACCGGCCCGACGAGGACGTGAGCATCTACGTATCGGTGGACCAGGCCCCCTATACGCTGGTGGCGACGGCCTCGACCTACGATCAGTCCGCCGACGTGGTCCGCGTGGTCACGGCCTGCGACCTGCGCGGCAGGCATTTTCGGTTCAAGTTCCTCAGCGACAAGCCGTTCAACCTGATCGGCATGATCGCCGAGTTCATCCCCGTTGGAGAGCGATGAGCCATGCACGCCACAGGTTCGAGTTTCTGCGCAGAAGGCCCATCAGTCGCCCCGGCCCACGCGCCGTTCCCGGACAGCGCGACCAGGACGACGAGTTGGCCGATACGGTGGACGGTACCTACGGGCCGGATGTGCTGGAGTTCGTGCTGGCGATGGAGGCGTACAAGAAGATCAACAACCGGCGGTTTCCCCGCTGGTCGGAAGTCTACTGGATCTTTCGCAAGCTAGGGTACAGAAAGCCGTGCCACCGCAAACGTCGAAAACGATAATGCGGCCCGTCTTCGAGCGGCTTCGGTCGTTCGAGGCCGTCGAGGAGCAAATCCGCGCGATATGGGAAGAGCTTGGGCGCGCATATGAGCGGATCGCCGTGGACATCATCCGGCAGGACACGGCCCGCTTCTTGGCACAGATCGGCACGCCGGCGGTCGCCGACTCGCCGGCGAAGAATCGCTGGACCTACCCGATCACGGAGGTGGTCAAGACCGACAGCGGCTACAGCGGCTTTACCGCCAAAGCCGGCGGACGGACCGGCACGGCGTACAACGTGATCGAGTACATGAACGACGGTTCCGGCAAGGAGGGCAACGGTGTGACGGTTTCGAACCTGTCCTCCAGTCAGTACGACTTCGACATCCAGCCCGCGCCGGCGGGACTGATTACCTGGTGTTGGGAGGTGCCGCTGGCCAACAGCAAGGACGTGGAATACTGGTTCTGTTACGAGAATGGGGTGGACGGCACGTGCACTTGAGCCGATTGTTCGACTATCTGATCGACTTGTGCTGCCTGTGCCTGGCCGGCATCTGGCATCAGGCCGGCTGTTGCTGCTCGCCGACGCCCACGCCCTACTCGCCGACTCCGTACAGCCCCACACCCTACAGCCCGACACCGTATAGCCCGACACCGTATAGCCCGACGCCATACAGTCCTACTCCTTACAGTCCGACGCCGTATTCGCCTACGCCTTATAGCCCGACGCCGTACAGCCCAACGCCGTATTCACCGACACCCTACAGCCCAACGCCCTACAGCCCCACGCCGTACAGTCCGACCGGTCCCTACGACCCTTGCTGCCAGGCGACTTATCCGGTCAGCAACCATCAGGTTTGTTACAACGATGGGGACTGCGTTGACAGCGGTTTTCCGGACACGGTCGATGTTGCCTGCGCGTCGGATCCCGACTGCGCTGCCTGGACGGGCGACTGCACATATACGAAGGGAACCACGATGTACTGTTGGGAAAACAACTGCTACATCGACTACATCTATTCCAGCAACGATTGCGCACCGCCATCATGATCGAATGCCAGGACCGAATAATCGTCAGCGACACGCACATCCGCTGCAAGCGGATCGAGGCGATCACGGGCCAGACGCACTGGCTGGTGCCGACGGTCTGCGCCCGGTGCACGGACGAATGGATAGCACAAAAGGCCGCCGAATTGACTGCGTCCGTTCAGTCGGCGCGCGCCGCCTCGGCGGTGCCGCAGTTTTCGATGGTCCTGCCGTGCTGCGAGGAGGACCCCGCCGAGGTCGCCGCCACGATCCAAAGCGCCCGGCAGTTCGGGGCCGGCGAGGTGATACTGGTCGATGACGCCAGCGAAACCCAGCGCTACGACGATTGCGGCGCGGACGTGTTGATCCGCAACCGCGAACGTCTCGGCGTGGTCGGCAGCCGTGGCGTCGGCGCCCAGGCCGCCGGCAAGCCGGTCGTGGTCGTCTCCGACGCCCATTGCCGCTACACCGCGGGTCTGCCGTGGCTGGCCCACTATGCGTTGTCGGCCCGCGGACTGATCTGCGCGGCGGTCGCCTCGCTTGAGACCGGGCGCATACACGGCTTCGGCGCCAAGCTGCTGTACAAGCGGACCGACCCCAAGGTCGTCTGGAAATACGTGTCCCGGCCGCCGGCGGAACGTCTCTCACCGATCACGGGACTGATCGGCAGCGTGTACGCGATCAGGCGCGACGTGCTGAAGTTCATGGGCGGCTGGCCGCCGCTGGGCCTGTGGGGCTACTCCGAGTGCGCCATGGCCCTGCAGTGCCACGTAATGGGCGTGCCGATGTACGTGGCCCGCGATGCGTTGATCTACCACCGCTATCGCAAGCGATTCCCGTTCAAGGTGCCGCACAAGGAGATTGAGTGCTCGGCCATCGTGGTCCACAACCTGCTGTTCGAGCCGGCCACGCTGGAAAAGCAGAACCCGCGATTCCGCCGCAGGTATCCCAAGGCTTACCAGCGGGCGATGGAACTGTTGAAGCGGCCCCAGCTGCGGGCCTTCCGCGATCACGTGCAGGCCAATCGCGTCCGCAACGATCACGAGGTCTACCAGATCATCCGTCGCGGCGACTTCTCCGCCGACGCCGAAAGGATCGAGCAATACGTTCAGCAGTGCCTGCGCTGCCGCTATTGCACCACCGAAAAGCTCGATCAGTCCGCCGAGGTCCCGGCCCTCGTCCGCGGGGCCGGCAACCTGATTCACGGTGTGCTGGGGCGGCTGGGCGTCAAGGCCCTGCGATGCACCAAGTGCGGTTGCTTCGTGCGGCTGAAGCGACCGCTGTTTCTCATGAGGGATTGCAAGCATTTCGAGGCCAAGCCATGAGCGCTGAGAAGACAAAGTTGCGAGACGAGATTCGCCGACGGCTGCTGGACTGCCAGGCTTGCCGCTGGTTCGTCGGCGTGCGGGCCGACCTGGATCGTGCGTTCGACGCGATGAACGGCGATGACATATGGCTGGTCGAGGACGTGGTCCAGCATGAGGGCTACACCATAGCCAGGTGCGACCGCTGCAGCAGCGTCAGGTCGTACTACCTGGTCCTGTTGGGGCGGATCAAGTGCCCCGGTTTTCAGATACGAAAGGAGCAGTGAAGATGAGTCTCGGCGATTTCTTTTCCGGTCGTTATCGCAGGCTGCCCGGTCCCGAACGGCTCCCGGACGAGTGGGCCGACTGGGCCGAGAATTGGATGCTGGACCTGCTGCGCGAGCCTGTGCGCTACCCGACCTTGCAGGTACCGCCCCTGTCGGCCCAGCAGCAGGCGGGCCTGAGCCTGCTGGACAAATACGTCGCCGGCGAATTGTTCCAGGACCCTCGCACCAGCCCGTTCTACGAGGGCCTTCGCAGCGAGCTGGCCAGGGCCACCGAGGAGGGCGTCGGCGCACTGCGCCGGCGGGCGCAGGCCGCCGGCATGGCGCGTTCGACGCCGGCGATGCGGGCCGAGTCGCAGCTGCGTTCCACGATGGCCGAGAAGGGCACCAGTCTGCTGGGCAGGCTCTACGAGCAGGAACGGGCGTTGCACAGCCCGCTTTCGCGGCTGGGCGCGGCCTTCGGCTACGGCGGGTTACCACGAGAGGTCGAAAAAGAGCGCGCCGCGTCCGAGTACACCAAGCAGCTTCAAGATGTAGAGGCCCCGTACCGGTTGCAGGCCCCCCTGGCAGCCAAGGCCGCGACCATCCGGCCTTATTACCAGCCGATGTACGTCCGCGAGCCGTCCGGTTTCGAGAAGGCGATGAACGTGGCGGGCACCGTGCTGACGCTGCTGGCCCACACGTTCCCCGGCCGCTTCGGACTGAAGGCTGAAACGCCAGACACTGGCGGCAACGTCGGCTTCAGCGCCGGTATCCCCGGGCTGCTCGGAATCAGTTACGGTTAAGGAGTCGATACGATGGCGGTTTACAGATTCCCCAATCCTCTGCCCTTCGGCTACGTCGATGACACGACGGCCAACATCACGGCGCTGCAGCGGGCCGTGATGCCTATACTACAGGCCCGACTTCAGGCCCAACGCGCCAGCGCCGCCGCCGCGCGGCCCAGGCCGCGTTTCAGGGGCGCTTTGGCGATACCGGGCCTCGGCGGCGTGTCGTTCGGCGGTGCGCCAGTGCCGATCGCCGGCGCTTCTGGAGTGGACCTGTTCACCAGGGCCTTTGAGAACTACACCAGGCAGCGTGACGACGAGCTTCTCAGCAAGCTGGTGGAGGCGAAGGACCGCGACGAGGTGGCCGCCATACTGCGCCAGCACGACGTTGAGGACAAGCCCCCGCTGGCCGTCAGGCTGGGACGTGCCCTGGGACTGCTGCCGGCCTCCGCGATCACGCCGCTGGAGCGGACAATCGGACAGTCGCTTATCTCAAGCAAGCTGAGGCCCAAGGAACTGAGACAGCGGATGTTCGATTTGCTGACCGCCGAAGAGCAGAAGCGGGCCGCCGAAGCTGCGTACCTGCCGCAACCGCAGGGTCCCAAGACCACGGCCATGCCCTGGTGGTGGCAATACGCCTCACCCCAGGAGCAGGAAAGCTACCTGCAGATGCAAACCGGCCTGAAGGGCCGGCCCGGGGCAGTGCCGTTCGAGGCCCAGGGTATGCCCGCCGAGGATGTCAAGCGCTACAAGGAACGCCGACTGCTGGGCTTGACCGGACCGATGTACGAACTGCGCCGCACAAGGCCCAGCGACTACGAAACCGCCGTTCGCTACCAGCTGAATCTGGAAATGACGCCCGAAGAAAAAGCCCAGCAGCAGGTGCGTGAGGAACAGGCCGCGCGAGGCAGGCGAGCCGAAAAGCGTCAGCAGGAAGCGCACCAGTTGCGGATGCAAGAAGGCAAGCTGCGCCTGCAGCGAGAGAAACTGGAGGGCAGGGATCGGCAGGCCGGCCTGGACGACGATCCCGACTACCAGGACATGAAGGCCGAATACGCCAGGCTCAATGACCTAAAGAAGCTGTACGACCCGGTCGACGACGAGCAGCAGTTAAAGCAGCTCGAGACGCGCAAGATCGAACTGAACAAGGCGATGATTAACCGGATCCGCGCCCTGGCCAAGGCAAGGGCCAAGCCGCCGCAGACGGCCCAGGCGGCGATCAACCAGATCATCAAGTTGGGCAAGGCCAGCCTGGTGACCGTCGATCAATTGACCGAGCAAGCCAAGCGCAAAGTGAGGCAGTGGCTCAATGAACACCCGCAGTACCAGAAATAACCTGGAAATCCTGATGTTTCATGCCTTCGGCGACGCGAGCAAGGAAATGCTGAACGTCAGTGCCGAGCGTTTCCGCAGCGTCTTGATTGAGCGCCTTGAACAGCGCCGGCCTATCAGCCTGGCTACCTTCGCGTGGTGGCGACGCGAGGGCGGCCCGCTGGATCAGGACTACTTCGCGGTGACCATCGACGATGGCTACGAATCGGCGTTCACCGTAGCCCTGCCGATCCTGCTCGAATTGCAGGTGCCCGCCACGTTCTACGTGGTGCCAGGATGGATCGGCAAGCCGCCCTACATGAACTGGCGGCAGGTGCGCGCGATCAGCTACACCGAGCAGCCCGCGCTGACGGTCGGCTGCCACGGGTTGGACCATACCGAACTACGGGCGGGCGTGTCTCTGGACGAGCAAATCGGCTGTGCTTTGGCCGAGTTGAGGATTAACGGGCTGTGCGCCCGTCATTTCGCCTATCCGCGCGGAGTGTACACGGCCCAGGCCGTCCAGTACCTGCGCGATCGTGACATCGACACTGCCGTGACCACGCGCCGAGGGGTCAATGACCTGGCCGACGATCCGCTGCTGCTGCGCAGGAGGCCGATCATGGAGCATCGCAAGTGACCACAGCCCTTGAATTACTACAATCCGAGGAGCAACGCGACACCGAATCGCCGAACCTGCCTGGGCCTCGCCTGTCTGCCCGACAGGCAGGCACGCAGACAGGGGGCGTCTCGGCGCTGGATGATTTTCTCACTTGGCGGAAGGCCAGGGACCGCGCGATCACCCAGCGGTATCACGCGGTGATGAACTGGCCCCGGCAGCTTGCCCAGCAGCAGGCCGAGTTGTTCGCCCCGCCCCCGGTCGAGCCATCCTCAATCAAGCCGCCGCCCGTTGAGCCGCCCATAGCGGCCCTTGAACAATACCTCGCCGAGCAGCCGGTCGTCCTGCCCGAAAGCACTACGCCGCTGCCGCAACCGCAGCGACCGCTGACGCACCAGGAGAAGGTCGCATCCTATTATCAAGGTCTGAAGGAAGCGTCGCCCATCAAGCGGCGCATTCTCAAGACCATCGCCGTGGCGTCGAACCTGTTCGGCGTGCCGGAGTTCCTCAGCCGAATCGGTCTGCATCCGGGCGAGATTTTCGCCTCGGCGGCCAAGGACGAGGACCTGATGGGCGAGTTTTCGGCGTTCATGGAGGCCCGCCGGCAATTCAACCGAGAACAGGGCATCGGCGAGCGCGTTTGGGACCTGCCATCCGAGATTGGCCGGACCTTGCTGGAGTATGCGATCCTCTCACCCATCGCGGCAGGCAGGTACTTATCGCAGGCCAGGCACGCCCCCAAGCTGGTCAAGGCCGTGCGTTCAGCCAAGGAAACCGCCAAGCTGTTCGCGCTGCATGAAGCCGTCCAAGCGCCGCGGGCTGGCGAGACTGCCATCGAGAGGGGCAAGAGCATCCTTCAGTCCGCCGGTTTCGGTGCCGCCGTCGGCGCTGCCGGGCCGCTGCCCACGAAAATCCGCGCCCCGTCGGTAGTGGCGGGAGGAACGGCAGCTGCCTATGCGACCTCCGGCGGAGACCTGGACTCCACGTTGGACACCTTCGTAATGCTGACGGCCTTCGAGGGCCTTGGCCTCGCCCGCGAGGCGCGGCAGTGGCTGCGCGGTAAGCTAGCCGGTCGGGCGATCACGCCTTCGCAGGTCAAGGCCACCGTACAGGAAGCCGAGAACGACGCCGTCAAGATCAGGCGCTATATGCGCAAGCACGGGAGGCTGCCGGATTGGGCGGTGCGCAAGTACAACGTACCGATCAGTCGCCGCCCCGAAACGCCGCCAAAGGCCCGCCCCCAGCCGGCGGCCAAGCCGGCAGAGAAGCCCCCGCAGGCTCCGCAGGAAGGCCCGCTTCTGGTACCGAAGCCCAAGCCCCGCGCCAAGCCGGCACCGAAACCACAGCCACGGTCCGGGCCTTTGGTCACACCGCCGCCACAGCCGGCCAAGGAGGCCGAGGCCGAGCGTAGACTCGGCGACCTGAAGCACCTCGACCCAGACGAGATCAGAGTTTATCGCGTCGAGGTCGAGGAGGCCCCCACACTGGAGGCGGCCCGCCGCATTCTCGAAGAGGCCGAAAGGCTGAACGCCCGGATAGGGGAGGCTAAGGCCGCGAAGGCTAGCGAGCAACCCGCCGAACAACCGGCCCGTCCGCCAGCCAAACCGGCAGAGACGCCGCCCGCGCCGCTCAAACCGGCGCAGAGAGTGCCGCGACCGGTCACTTCGCCTCCCGCTGAGGCCAAGGCAATCGAGCCAGTCAAGCCGCCGTCAACGCCGTCGGCGGCGACGGCCGGGATGAGCGAGGAGGCGCTGATCGACGAGGGCCGCCGGGCCGTGCCCGGCATCCGTTTCCATCATGCCGCGGAGGCCGGCAGGCTGACGCGGAGGCTGACGCAAGGACAGATCACACAGGAACAGTTCGACCAGCAGGTTGCGCGGTGGGCGGCTCAGGGACTGATCGCCAGGAAAGTCGCTGCCGGGAGGCCGGCCCAACTGCGGACGCCCAGCGGCTCGCACGCCGTGCGTTATGCTATCGTCGAGGCCGGTGACCTAGTGCCGTCGCATGACCCGCTGTCCTTCGCACGTGACTCGCGCTATCCGGCCGGCGTGCAGGAGCGGCTCTACCATAACAGCGGTGCCGAGCGGATGAAGGTCATCCAGCAGGCCAACCAGTTCGACCCCGGCTTCCTGCTGGCCGACGTACCTACGGCCACCGACGGGCCGCCGATCGTCGATTCCAGCGGCGTAGTGCTCAGCGGCAACGGCAGGACGATGACGCTCAAGCGCGTTTATGCCAGGAGCGCGCCCGCGGCCCGGGCCTACCTCAAGGCGCTGAGGGAGAAGGCCGAGTCGTTCGGCCTCGATCCGCGCGCGATAGACGACTTTCAGATGCCGGTGCTGGTCCGCCGCGTCGAGGACGACCTGACGGTCGAGCAGATGCGCAGACTGGCCAGCGAGTGCAACCAGGTCTTCACGCAGGCGATGGACCCGATAGCCGACGCCATCAGCCGGGCCAAGAGGGTCAGCACGGACACGCTTGAGCACGTGGGCGAGAGGCTCACCCGGACGGCTTCGACCGTCAGAGAGATGCTCGGCAGCCCGCCGGCGGCGAGGGACATAATCAACCGCCTGCAGAAGGACGGCGCCGTCACGGCCAGGGAGCTGGAGCGGTTCATCGACCCGCGCACGGACCTGCTCAGCGAGGAGGGCAAGCTGCTGATCGAGCGGATACTGCTCGGCTCCGTCATCGACGATCCCGACCTCATGCGGACCGTCCCCAGGTCGATCACGCAGAAGCTGGAGCGTTCGCTGGCGGAGCTGGCCAGGATTCGCGCGCGTCCCGAATGGGACATCAGCAAGGACCTGCGGGACGCGCTGACGGCCTACGCCGACTGGGACCGCACAAGGCAGACGCTGAACGATTATCTGTCGCAGATGGACATGTTCGGCTCGGTGCCGGCCAAGACCAACCCGAAGGCCACCGCGCTGCTGCAGTTCCTGGAGAGGTCCAAGCCCACGGAGGTCAAGAAGGCATTCGCACGCTACGCACAGGAGGCCACCCGCGATATTCCCGGACAGGAGACGTTCCGTTTCGTCGAGAAGCCCACGCCGCAGGGCGCGTTCGAGCGGGCCTTCCTGCGGCCACCGGACGAAGGAGTCGTCGAGCAGGGCACGTTGTTTGCTGAGGTCGCCAAGAAGCTGCGCGCCACAGGCGGGACGCGCGGCAGGCGTTATCCGCCCGTCGAGGGCGAGCAGGTCGCCCGACCGCCGCGCCCCGCTGAAATGCCTCCGCCCAGCGAGCTTAGGCCCTTGCCGAGCAACGAGATGGTGCGTCTGGCCCGCGACCTGCTAGCGCGCTACCCGATCATCACCAAGCGCCTGCGGCGAGCGCGCGGCATGTTCAAGGCCGAACCGCTGAAACCGGAGATACTGATCCGCGCCGATCAGGCCGGCGAGTCGGGCGAACTGCTTAAGGTGCTGGCCCACGAGATCGGCCACGCAATCGACTGGCTGCCGGACAAGACCCTGGCCAGGGGCAACATCCTGGGGCGAATCGCCAGCTTGAAGCGCTACTTCAGGCAAACCATCGACGCGCTGCCGACTGAACCGTCGCAGGCGCTGACGCCCCGCGATCGCGCGAAGATTCGCAGGCGGGTAGCCGCCCAGGCCAAGGCCGATGGTTACACCGGCGAGGACCTGAAGGCCGAGATCAAGGTCCGCTACGCCGCGGCCATACAGGAAGAAATCGAGGCACGCGACCTGGTCTCGGCCAATGAGGTTCGCCGCGAGCTTGCCGACCTGATCCTCTGGTGGCGCCCGCGCAAAAGCGGACTGCTGAGCGACTACGAACGGCAGGGCGCCGAAATGTACGCCGACGCACTGTCGGTGTTCTTGAACGCCCCGGACGAACTGCGGAAACGCGCCCCGCTGTTCTGGCGCAGCTTCCTGGCCTACATGAACCGCAAGCCGGAGGTCCGCAAGGCATATGTCGAATTGTTCGACCTGCTGAACCGCCCGCAGGAGGAGATCATCGCCGAGCGACGCAAGGAGCTGTACAAGGGCTTCAAGCGCGGCGAGGAAATCCTTACAGCCGCCGCGAAACAACCACCGAAGCGATTGCCGCTGACGCGCGAGCTTGAGAAGTGGCTGTTGGGCCAGGAAGCGCCGCTGGAATACGTGGAACGCAAAGCCGCCAAGGCCCGCCGGCCCGTGCCGTTCGAGAAAAAGGCGTCCACGCGGTTCGACGAATACCTTCTGCGGCACAACAAGGAAGTGCTGCTGCTGGACCGCTTCAAGCACGAGATCGACGAGCCGCTGCACGAGGCCGGACTGACCCGCGAGCAGGCCGGCGAATACCTGGCCGCCAGTCGAATGGTCACCGAGCGCAAACAGCTGGCCAACCCCTACGGCTTCACGCCTGAAACCGCCCAAGAACAGCTTGACGACCTGCGGCGAATCCTGGGACCGGAAAAGTTTTCCAAGCTGGAGCAACTGGGCCAGCGCTTCCGCCAGATCGTCTACGAACTGGCCGAGGAAGGCGTCAGGAGCGGCTCCATCAACGCCGAGGTCTTTGAGACCAAGATCAAGCCCAACAAAGGCAACTACGCGACCTTCGCCGTGCTCGACTGGCTGGAGAAGGACCCGCACATAGCCGCGACGGTCAAGCCGATGATCGGCACCTTCAAGCCCATCGGCAATCCCTACACGGCCTCACTGGTCAAGACCCTGGCGCTGTCGCGGCTGAACGAGATTCAGCAGGTCAAGCGCTCGATCATCGAGATGATCCAGCAGGTCGAGCCGCACGAGATCACCCACCATCCGTGGCGCAAGTACGGACGCACGCCCCGACCGCGCCGCGGCAAGGGCCTGATCCCGATACTGGAGAACGGGCGGCTGGCGCATTACGAGGTGGACGCCTATATCGCCGAGGTCCTCGATCGGGAGGGCCTCGACCGCTTCGCCGCCGTATTCAACCGGGTGATGTACGGCGTGTTCCACCCGGTGTTCGTCAAGTACAACCCCGGCTGGGCCATCTACAACCCGCTGCGCGATTACCTTCGCACGCTTGTGAACTTGCCGTTGAAATCTCCGCTGCAGCTGCCGGGCCAGGCGGCCAGGCTGGCCGTCGAGACCGCCAAGGCCGGCAAGGTTGCTTGGAAGCTGGCCAGCGGCCAGTTCGACCAGTACGCGCGCCAATTGCTGTCCCTGCGAGCCTTGGGGCCGACGCGCATCCGGGACATCGGCACGGGCGAGGAGGACTACATCAAGGTGGTCCTGGCCAACGCGGGAATCCTGAAAACCGGCGAACCGCGCCGCAGGACGCTGGCGCGAATCGGCATGGCTGCCCTGGACTTCGTCGAGAAGGTCAATACCGCCAGCGAATACCTGGGCAAGATCGCCGGATACGAAACGGCCCTCAGGACCGGAATGCCGCCCCGCGAGGCGGCGCACTTCGCCCGAAATTACGCCGGCACGCCCAACATATATCGCGGCGGCAGGTACAAGCGACACCTCAACGCCCTGATGATCTACTTGAACGTCGCCCTGCAGGGCTACCGGGCAGACCTGAAGATGGCCACGCAGCCCAAGACGGCCTTCGGCTGGTGGTTCAAGGTCTCTACGGTGGACCTTCTGCCAAAGTTTCTCATGCACCTGGCCGCCGCCGGCGCGTTCGGCGTGGCCGTCAAGGAGATCATGGACAAGGTCAGCGACTACTACAAATCGACCTATATCGTCATACCGGTCGGCATGCGCACCAATCCGAGAACCGGCAAGGACGAGGCCGTCACGATCAACCTGCCGCACACCGACACGGGCCGCGTGTCCGCCAAGGTTCTCTGGAAGCTGTTAAATGAAAGCAGCCTCGCCGGCAAGATCAGCGGTGCTATCGGCGCGGCGTACTCCGAGGCCCCCAACCTCAGTCCATTGCTGGACATCGGCACCAAGTGGGTGCAGATGGCCGCCGGCTTCAACCCCGTCGATCCCTGGGCGGGCCGCAACGTCATCAGCCGCGACGCTTGGCTGGTCCGCAATGACAATCCCTGGCCGGCGATGCGGGAGATGCTGCGGTACACGGCTCGCCAGTTCGGCGTGCTTTCGCAGATCGGGCGGATCGCCGTTGACTCAAGGCGCCCGGCCTTCAAGGACATGGACTTTTACGAGTGGCTTTCGACTCTGCCGGGTCCGTCGCGGTTCCTGAAGATAAACAACTATGGGGACATGGAGCGGACCTGGAAGCAGATCGAGGCCGAGGACGCAGAGAACGCCGCGATTCGCCTATACCTGCCCGAATCGGCCCGACAGTTGAGCGTGGAGCGCTACCGGCTGAACCGCCTGGGCGTCGAGAAGCTCAGCGCCCACGAGCGCGCCCGCAGGGCGACGCTGAACGCCTGGCACCGTTCGGTGTACCTGCCGTACCGCAAGGCGATTGCCCGGCTGCACCGTGCCGGGGCCTCGCGGGAGAAGATCGCCGAGGTCGCCACGCGCATGGAAAAGTTCAACCGCAAGTTCATTGAAGGAGCACCTAGCAAATGATGACGTTGGAAAACACCTCTTGGCTGCAGGGTGGCCTGGCCGCCGCCGGCGGGGCCGCCGTCACCACGACCGTGCTGTGGGCACTGGCCAAGCGCAAGCTGCAGGAATTGCTGGATCACGTCTCCGATACCGACATCCACGTCGGGGAGAACGGTTACACCCTCAAGAGCGTCTGTCAGGAGCGGCATGAGCATCTGGAGCAGACGATGGCGGCCTACCACGCCGACTTGGTCCGGTTGCACGAACGGATGGATGAGCTACTCAGGGAGATCAGGAGTCTGCGAAGATGAAAGGGCAATTCGTGCCAATAGCGGTTAACGCCGCCCGAAAGGCAAATCGGGTACGTCTCTACACGGGGCCAAAGTGGGTTCGCCCCGACGGCAGGACGTGGCGATCCTTATCTGAGCTAATCGACGTGCGATTCGTGCCCGACCAGAAGGCTTACGTCGTTCGCGTCGGTAGCCGATGGGTAGCGTTGAGTCTGCCCTATGAGTTCGATGCCATCAAGCCGTACCTGAAGCGCAACGTGGTCGGCCCGTTCCATTTCGGCCCCGTGTTTAGCAGCGACGTGCCGGTCGGCAAACTGCGGTTCCGTATCACCACCTCCGGCGGCGTTCGACGCAAGGGCGCCTCGCTGATCCTGGCCGAGTATGACGGCGTCGAGATCGGCGTGCATTTTCGTCGCTGGCAGCGCTTCGAGGACTACATCACCCGAAACGCAGATGACATTGAAGTCGATCTAGCTGGCATCCGTGCGTCTCTGACGCCCGACGCCGATGAGATCAACCTCGACCCCGAAACGATCTACATCGACGGAACGGCCAACGCCAGGCGGCATTACAGGAGCGGCGACGGTGCCCGCGAGGCCGCCGAATCGACCTACGAGGACGAAACGTTTTCATACAGTTACTGGAGCGATTCGGGTACGCTTCAGGTCTTACGGGCGGTTTGCCGATTCGACACATCGGCTTATCCCTACGTATCCCAGGCGGTGCTGTACTTGACCATGCAATTGGGTGGGGGCGATCCAACGAACTGCTACGTCTCTCGCGCATCGTTCGCCGCGCCACTTTCGACCGCCTCGAACTTCGGGGCCTGCAAGACGGCGTATGAGACCAATCCGGTCGGGCTATTGAGCCGGGTCAGCGGAGACCTGTACTCGATCGACCTGACGGCGGTCTATGCCGCCACCAATACGTTCGATCTGGCGCTGGTGCACAACCTCGACAAGACCGATGGAAGCCCACCCGATTGGAACAATTCCGTTCGGTTCTACGCGCCGGACAGCGGGAATGACGAGCCATACATGGAATTGACCGTATCACCCGGTCGCTATGGGCGGTTCCGCGCCGGTCGGTTCGAGACGGGCCGGTTTTCACGTGGGCGGTTTTAATATAAGTGCTTGCAGCAGCAGTAGTAACAGTTATACTAATTCTTTAGGAGCATGTCATGAGGACTATGGTTTTGGCTTTCGCCACACTGGCGGCGGTCATCGTCGCCGGCTGTCAGTCTCAGAACGTCCAGGCGGTCAAGGATGTGCTGGACGCCACCGCCGACGCCGCGCAGCGCGCCAATGCCGTCGGTTCGGTGGTCATCGAGACGCAGGACGGCCTGGGTTACCAGATCGCCGGTATCGGCCTCAGGCCGCCGGTCAAGGCCACGGGAGTGGTCGTTTATGACTATCGTTCGCCGACTAGTCAGCCTGCTGATACCGTTGACCGGCCTTAGCTGCGCCTCGCAGCAAGGCAGCGTGCGGACCGAACAGCTTCACTCGCTACAGCAGCAGGTGGCGGCCCTGGGCGCACAGCTCGAGCAGAACACGCCCCAGATCGGTCTGGTCAACATCCGCGACGGCTGGCTGACGGTGGCCTTGACGATTCTGGTGGGCGGGTTCGTGCTGTGGCGGATGCTGCTGCACTGGAAACGTTCGCGGCAGGGGCGATTTCTGGCCGATAAGTAAGGCCGGGGGTCGGCTAGGAACGTCACGGAAGGCGTCCTACCGTCGAGCCACGGGCCGACCCCCGCGCTATGACTCTCTACGTCGCCACCTCGCTAGTAGGCAGCCTAGACAACATGAGGCTGCAATCGCTGACCACTCCAGCGCCAGCGTATCCCAGTTGATTGCACTCCTGGTCCACGTGTACTCGGGACCCTTGACTGGAGGATTTAGCAGAAACTTGTGCCCCTCGTACCTATAAAATTGTCCGCCGCTGTATCTTCGGACGGTATACCAAGGCGGCACAAGGACGCTGACTAGAAATAACGCCAGACAAATCCCAATGATGATTTTCATCACCCGCTCCAGTAAAGGCAATTGGGCAAAGCTTCATTGTCGGGTCAACACGCCCCAGCTTCCGATGGATTGCGTGGCGTAGCGCTCGCGGTACGCTTCGGCTGGAACGAGCTCCTCGTCGTGGCGGTAGCCGATGCTCTCCTCGTCCACGATGCTGTAAAGCCACTTTGCTTTTCCGGTTCCAAATAGCGTTCCGTCCGGCAGATAGTCTTTCCTATCGCAGCGGACGCAGACTTTGGCGTCGGTTTGCTCTACGGACGTAGTAACCCACGTTTCTAACCTTTCACCCGTGTCATGCTCTGCGCGGAATCCGACGAACCACTCTTGGCCCCAAGCGTTCACAGGTATGCCGGATGCGGTGACGCGAAGTTCCAGCTTGGTCTTGCGCTTCGTTTGGTTAAGGACATAGCCCGTGTCGGGATGCACGTTGGATGTCACGACTGAGATTTCCCCGACGTATGTGCCGGCTTTCAGCAACCTTGGAGCGGCGGGTGGAGGCAGCGGTTCAAGCCAATTTTCCGGGATTTGCTCCGGTTGAGCGGAGCCGTCCATCGTCGGATCGTCCAGAGTTTCCAGTGTCCCGTCGCAACCGAGCAGAAAAATGCCACCCGCGCCTAAAACCAGCCAGATCAAGTACTTAGCTTTCATGGCGGTCCTCCCTTCAAAAAAAATGCAGATTTTTTTGATTTTTCGCTTGCAGAATCTCCGATCTTCCGTATCATATACTGGTCGGACCGTCAGGACAAGGAAAAAATGGTGGACAAACCGATTATCAGATGGAAGCGAGACTACCTTGACGACTACCTGCGGGCCTACGTCAAGCGCAACGGCGCTACCATAACGGCTTTTTGCAGGGACAACGAACTGAATCGGGCGAATCTGTACAACCTCATCCGCGGGCGAATCAAGCGGCCAAGCGGGGAAAGCCTCAGCCGCCTTTCCGTGGCCCTGGGTCTGCCCCCGGAGCGGCTGCCCCAATGGTACTTCAGCAACAAGAAAGAGGCACTATAGGCTCTTTGACAGCTAAACAGCGTGATCGGGGTTACAGTGGCAGGCGTTTGACGGCCTCGGCCCGTAGAGCGTCGGCGGAGCACTGACTGTACCAGCGCTTCGTGATGTCCGGGTTGCAGTGGTCCAGCACCGCCGCGACCGCCTCGACGGGAACGCCGGCCCGCTGCAGCCACGTGGACATGACCGTTCGCAGGTGGTGCATGGTGATGTGGGGCACGCCGGCCCGCCGGCAGATGCGCTTCCAGGTCTCCGGTCGAAACGTCTGCGTGAACAGCCTGCTCTGGCCGGCGGGAAGTTCGGCGATGTAGTTGCATAGTTCGGTCAGTACCTTCGGGTGCAACGGCGCGAAGCGTTCCTTGCCCGTCTTGGATTCGCGGACGTGGATTGTGCCGGCGTCCAGGTCGATCTGGTCAAGGCGAATCGCCTCGATTGTTCGTCGGCGGGCCACGCCGTTGAGCATCAACAGCACGGCCAAACGCCACTGCTCGTTGATGCAATACTGCAGGACGGTTTGGAACTGCTCGACGGTCCAGACGGGGCGAACCCTGCGAGGTTCACGCAGCCGGCGATCCGTGCGGCGCATCCTGCGGAACGGGTTGCGGTCAATACGGTCCTCGGCCTCCAGGAAGGTGAAGAACGCCTGAAGCGCCCGCAGGTCCTTATTGACCGTGGCGTTGGAAACGCCGTCAGCGAGGCGGAACCGGATGAATCGGCGCAGATCGTCCGAGCCGATTGAGTTGACCGGCGGCCAGCCCAGGAAGTGGCCGAACCGTGTCAGGCAACGTCGATAATCGTCCAACGTGGCGGGTTGGACGGCCAGCACGGACAGGTATCTTTCCACCTCGCAACGCATCACTGGTCCACAGCTGTAACCCGTGTCGTTATTTTAACCGATCACGCGAAATGGGTGATAAGATAGGAAGGATTGCGATGGGAGGGATTCGAACCCTCACCCCTTTCGGGACAGGATCCTAAGTCCTTTCCTCATCCTTGCCTACTTTAACACCCTCCTTCGACCCAGCACGTTAAGTATAGCGCGCTGGGCAATTTGAGACAACAAGCCCGTCGGCGGTCGTCGGTCCCCGTCGGCGGAGCGGGGCGATCCGGATATGCCCGGGCCGGGTTGGTCTCGTGCAGCGGTTGCACGACCCGGCCCATCGCCCCAGTTCACAAACCCTTGGAGGCCAGGCAAATGGTTACACACGCAACGCAACAATCCGACGTCGAACATGAGATGTTCGTCCTGCACGAGCGCCTTCGCTACGCCCTGCACAATGTCATGAACGTGGCGCTGGAGATTCTATACCGCGAGCCCGACTTCGCCACTCGAACGGCCATGATCCGGCTGCTGGGGACGTGCGCGTTTGCGCTGGAGATTGTCAAGGAGTCAAAAGATGAGTGAGCACTTCGGCGATACCCCGGCCCCGGAACCGGGCGTTTACAAGAACGTGCCGTATGAGCAGTACGACCGGTGGGACGCCTTCCGCTTCTCATACGTCCTGCCTATTCTCCGCAGCGGGCAGCACTTGCTGGACTTCATCGAGCAGCCGCGCGACACCGACGCCATGCGGCTGGGACGGGCGGTCGATACGCTGGTCTTTGAGCCAGAGGAGTTCGAGAAAGGATTTGCGGTCCGACCGGAGACCTACATTGACCAGAAGGGCATTGAGAAGCCCTTCAACCTCCGTAGTACCGCCTGCCGGGCGATTCTCGACGAGATGACCGCCTCCGGTCGGGACGTGTTATCAGCCAAGCAGCACGAACAGGCCCGCGGGATGGCCGACGCGATGCTGGCCCATCCGAAGGCCGCCGAGTTCATCTTCACCGGCGAGGCCCAGGTCTGCGTGGTATGGGACGACGCGGATACGGGCATGCGCTGCAAGGCGCGCCTGGACTGGCTGACGGACGGCCAGTGGATCGTTGACCTCAAGACCAGCCGGGACGGTTCGCCAGACGGCTTTCCCCGCGCAATCGTCAACTACGGCTACCACGTGCAGGCGGCGATGTACGTGGATGCGGTCAAGACGGTCACCGAGCGGGAGCTACCCTTCTACTTCTTCGTGGTGGAAAACTACGGGCGGTTCGTGCCGGCGATCTACGGCCCGTTGGGCGAAAACGCCCTCATCGTGGGGCGCAAGCAGTACAAGCGGGCGCTGTACGCTTGGCGTGATTACCGTGCCAGCGGCGTATGGCCGGGCTACTCGGATTACATTGAACCTATCGACCTGCCCGCTTGGGCGGTGCGGGAGGAATTGGGACAGGAGGCATACACAGATGGATTCTAATTCAGATACACGGCTTGTGCTACCGCAGCGCGTGGAGGCCGAGCTTGCCCATGCTGGCAGCGCCAACGGCATACTCGGTTCGCTCAGCCAGGTGGACGCACGTCTCCAGCACCGCGAGGGCCTTCGCAAGCGTATCCTCGCCTACGTGGAAAAGAACTTCCTCGAAGGCGTCGATTACGGTCTGCCGTTCCCCAACAGTCCCAAGAAAGTCCTGCTTAAGCCTGGGGCGGAGAAGATTTTCTCGTTGCTGGGCCTGCGCGCCCAGTGGAGCCGCGATATGGAGACCTGGGAGATGCTCGGCAAGAAGGAAGGCGTGATCTGCTACGTGTGCCGGCTTGTCGAACCGGAAACCGACAGGGTATTTGGCGAGGGCCGGGGGGTAGCCAAGGTGGGGGAAAAATCGCGGGATGAGAACTCGGCGGCCAAGATAGCCGAGAAGCGGGCGATGGTGGACGCCGTGCTGTATGCGTTCGGGCTGTCGGAGATATTCACGCAGGACGAGGAACAGCTCAAGAACGATAAGCGCACCTTCCGCAACGAGGTCCAACAATGGCTGCAGCAGCATGATTCGCCGCTGACCGCCGTTCAGTTCGTGCGGAAGGTCGCCCAAGAGACTTTGGGCCGCAGTTTCATCAAGACGGCCGGCGAGTTGAACGAAATCCGCCGGCTGATACTCGGTGGGGCGTTCGATCCCCGCACGGGGGATAAATTCCCAAGCTCACGGAAACCATCTGATACCTAAGAAAAGGAGACGAGCAATGAAAGTACTGCAATTGAAGAGCGAGAACGTAAAGAACATTGAGGTCATTGAGATCACGCCCGATGAACATGCTGCTGCGATTACATTGTCAGGGGCTAATGGAGCAGGCAAAAGTGCTGTGATTGATTCAATCTTCCTGGCGCTGACCGGTAAACACGCCGGCTCCGACACGATTCGCACGGGGCAAAAGAAGGCGACCATTGAGGTGGACCTGGGCCCGTACAAAGTCCGCCGCGTCGTTACGGCTGGCGGATCGCGCGTGCAGGTTACTGCCGATGGCGAGACCTTCAACAATCCACAGGCCCTGCTGAACTCGATCATTGGCGATTTGACGTTTGATCCGCTGGCGTTCGCGCGAATGAAAGACGCGGACCGGCGGCGCAAACTGCTCGAAGTCGCCGGGATCGACGTGACCAGCCATGATAAGCAGTATCAGGAGGTTTACGATCAACGGCGCGAGGTCAATCGTGAAATCAAGATGCTAGCTGCGCAGGTCGAGGCAATCCCTTTGTACGAGGACCTGCCTGAGGAACCACCCGACCGCAAGCAGTTGCAGCGACAATTGGAAGACCTGCGCGCTGGCCGCGACGCCTATCAATCCTGGCAGAACAGTGTGAATGCGCTCAAAGCGGAGGCTGAGGCCCTAGACCAACAGATCGCCGAATTGCAGGCCCGTCGTGAGGACGCCCGCAAGCGGTTCGAGGCAGCTGTGGCGCAAAAGCCCTCACCGGTCGAAGAATTGCAAGTCCAGGAGGTTAGCCAACGGCTTGCCGCGATTGACCTCATCACCGATCGGCTTCGCCAGAACGAGGCCCGGCGTAACGCTGAGCAACGTTTGGCGCAGCTGCGTGGTGAATCAGAGCGGCTGACGCAACGATTGCAAGACCTGCAGCAGACCGTTTCGGCCGCATTGCACCGTGCCAAGTTTCCTGTTCCCGATCTCGTCGTTACCGAGGACGGCGTGAAAGTTGGGGATGTAGCGTTCGAGCAGCTATCCACCGGTGAACAGGTAAGAATCTCAACGGCGCTTGCCATGCACGCGAATCCCGATGTCCGCGTGCTACTGGTTCGGGAAGGCTCGTTGTTGGATGAGCAGAGCTTCCATCAGCTGATCGAAACGGCCAATAGGGAGGACTACCAACTTTGGATTGAAAGGGTGGCCGAGGGGCCGTTGTCCGTGCAGTTCGTGCCGGAGGACCTAACCGATGTGCAAGAGTCAGGCGGCAAAAGCTGACCAGGCCCGGATCGTGCCGGCTGGCCAGGGCGTGGGCGACGCATGGCCGCCGCAGTTCTGGCGGGACTTGCGTGAAGAGATGGAAAGGTGCGTCCGAACGGCGCGCGAGTGGGGCTGGCCTGTCACTGTTGACGACCTGTTGGAGCACTTCGACCTCTTGTCGGACCAATGGCAAGTTAGCCGCCGTGATCGGTCATGATCGGGCCGGCGGCGGGGCCGGCGACGCAGGCTATTCGGATAAGTCCGGTTCCGCTTGCCCCTTCGGGAATGGAACGATGGTCGTAATGGTTCTGCTTGCAGGATTGGCAGGCGGCCTGGTGGTGCGGTGGTTCTGCCGCGAGATTGACCGCCTGGGCGAAATGATCGACGATCTGTCCGGTCGGATAGAGCAGCTTGAGGACCAGCAGCAGGCCGGACCGCGTCAACACCTGCATCGTTGGAACTGACGGAAAGTGTAGTGGAAACCGTGGAAAGTGAAAAGACCTGCCAAAACAGCCCCCAAACGCCTGTTTCCGAAAACAGTGGAAAGTGAAATGGAAAGTGTGGAAAGTGAAAACGAGAAACGGACGCACGTACTGACCTTTCACTGCGGAGCGACGGCGCGCGTAGACGCCTTGCCCATTCCGCAGGACACCACCGGGATTCGCAAGTCCGATCTGCGAGACGGGATGTTGCGCGTTTGCACGTGGCGAAGCTCCGTCAAGGGTCTTCGGCCCGTACACAGCAACGGCCAGCCAGCGGACTGTCCGGGCTGCCCTTGTCCCCGCGCGGCAGGTAGGCGACGGTACGAGTGCTTCCCGCCCGACTACGACGCCGAACGGGACGGCAAGTACGCTAACCGGCGTTTCAAGGACTTCTGCGTGCACGTGATTGCGTGTTTCCCAAAGACCGTCAACCGTGAAACCTGAAAACGGAGGTGAACAATGCAACTTCATGACAACGACATCATCATGGTCGAACGAATCAATGGGGCAGTGAACGCCTGGATCGTGCGAGGCGGCGACGACGAGGCGTCGATGGAGCCGCTGCCGCCGACGGACGCGGCGCTGCGAATTTCGCCGACGGGTTTCGCCTATGGCTACGGCGGTTCTGGCCCTGCTGCGCTGGCGCACACGATTTTGGCGGCGTGCTGCGGCGAGGCCGACGCAGACGCGTGGCACCAAGACTACAAGTGGCAGCGGGTGGCAGGCGAGACGGCGGCGCGCTGGACAGTGAAAGTGGGAACCGTGCGCGAGTGGGTGGAGCATCAGAGGCGACATGCGAGGAGCGAGAAATGATTCTCAAGCGAGAATGGCTCTCCGTCGGCATGGCGAGATATATCCGTGCAAGGATTTCGCCTTTCGGGAAACGCATGAACCTGCTGATTGAAAGGACGTCATTATGTTAGGACGGAAAAGCATCGCCAAATGCTGGCCGATCGGCACAGCGGTCAAAGGAAGTTACGTGTTAGAGCCGTACTACGATGGCGAGCGTTGGCAGTGCAAATGGCGCAAACTCAACCGTGTCAAAAGGCCGTTCGTTGGCGTGGTCGTGGGCGGCAAGCGCGTGGCGTTGGGGTCAAGAGAATATCTCGGCCACGATGAGGGATACATCTTTGCGACGTGCGAAACCTATTTCGCAATTCGCGTTCGCGAGTCCTATATGGGCGCAGAATTGTTGGTGGCACCGGACGATTTGGTCCAGGCGGACGAGACGCACAAGCTGCCGCTCGTGAAGCCGACCATAACTAGACGCGAGCGCAAAGCGCTGAGCCAAAAGATGTCGAAATGGCCGCGCGACGAAAGGGGCAGATGGAAATGAATGACACCGGAATCGATACAATAAGTTTCGGTAGTCTCTTTTCCGGCGCGGGCGGGTTGGACCTCGGCCTTGAGCGGGCAGGAATGAAATGCGTATTCCAGGTGGAGAATGACAGACATTGCCTCACGATCCTCGATCGACACTGGCCTGATGTACCAAAAAACGAAATCCGACCCTGCCTGGGACTTGTGGGCGGAGATCCTTGCCCTGTACGAAGCCTGGTTGGAAACATTCATGGCACAAGCCAGCCCGACATGTCGGGATACTTTCTGGCGATGGCGGCGAGATGCCAACCCCGGTGGATTCTCCGCGAGAATGTTCCTGCACCTGACGTTGTGGACTTCGCGGCGGCGCTGGAAGTGCTCGGATACCATTGCGTTGTTGTCGAGGTCGATTCCGCGGCGTTTACGGGTCAAAGCCGGCGTCGTGAATTCGTGGCAGGATTCGATCAGCAAAGAACCCTTGATCGGTTCGTCGATGCGTGCAATGTCGCCGAGAGCGTGGAGGGGCATCGCGCGGCGGGCTTGCAAGCGGAGGAATCGCTTGCATGTCTTGCTGCGCGAGGGACGACGATGGATGCGGGTCGGGATTACGTGTACGAAGGTCCCGAACGGGGAATACGTGTTCTCTCATCCGCTGAGCGGGAGCTTCTTCAAGGATGGCCCAGCGGATGGACTGGTGGAATACCTGAATCGGCTCGTCAACGGCTCACGGGAAACGGAGTGACAGCGCCGGTGGCGGAATGGATAGGCAGACGGATCATCGAGGCTTACAAAATCGGAAGGAGCGAGAAATGAACCACACTGGAATCGAATGGGCGGCGTACACGTGGAATCCCATTACGGGCTGCTCGCCAATTTCTGCGGGCTGTGAGCATTGTTACGCTCGGCGGATGGCGTACCGCCTGCGTGGACGCTGTGGTTATCCCGGCGACGATCCGTTCAAGCCCACATTTCACCCAAGTAGATTGGACGAGCCGCGAAAGCTGAAGAAGCCATCATTGATTTTCGTCTGTTCGATGGGCGATCTGTTTCACTGCGAAGTGAGATACGAATGGCATTTGGAAATCTTCCAAGCAATGGCGACTGCGGGGCATCATCATTATCTAATCCTGACGAAGCGACCTATGCTGGCGCGGGTGTTCTTTCAGACCTGTGAGGATTGGCATCCAGCGGAATGGCCGAACGTGTGGCTCGGTGTGTCCGTGGAGAATCGAAAGGCGGCGGACTTACGCATTCCCCGATTGCTGAAGCTGCCCGTCGCAGGGCGTTTCGTTTCCATTGAGCCGATGTTGGGAGCAGTGAATATCCGCCCATGGTTGCTGCCCAGATGTCAAGCGTGTGGTGATTGGTTTTTGCGCGGCCGGGAATCGCATGCCTATTACGACGCGGATGGTCAGCCTTCGCCATGCGGGCCGGTTACTCCCGGTCTCAACTGGGTCATCTGCGGCGGCGAGACCGGCCCGGACGCCAGGCCGATGAACCCCGATTGGGCGCGTGACTTGCGCGATCAGTGCCACGCCGCCGGCGTGCCGTTTTTTTTCAAGCGCATGGGCGCGGGGCGGGAAACGCCGGACGATCTGAAGGTGCGCGAAGTGCCAGAGCAGTTAACTCACTACGTTGGAGCGGAGGGCGTAAAATGAAAACTTATCAACTACGTTACGGAGGGCCGGAAAACTGGCGGGACGTGCCAGTGCCAAAGAGCTGCGAATTCACTATCGGGCCGGCGTACAACGCCGTTGAGGGCGTGCCGAACTTCGTGTACGTCAATCTGATGAATATGCCGCTTGAGCCGGATTGTGATTACTATCGCAAGCTCTACTACCCTGACGTAGACGGCGGCGAAGAAACCGTCGCGATGAACGTGTACTGGCAGGTCGCCCGCCAGCAGAAAGGACTGGTGATCGGTGCGCCGCTACCGCATGACGACGGCTTTTACCGGGCCGGCAAGACGGTGTTCCTTCCATATCAGCGCAGCGCTAACACGTGGGCAATGAATCCCAACTGCGTGGCCGTGCTGCGCTACTGGCAGGATGTGATCGACCGGGCGGCCCAGATGGGCAACGGCTGCGTCTTCCTCGATGAATGGACGGTCATGTACACCGACGGCGTGCTGGACAACAAGGCCAACTCATACCTGGTCCGGCCAGAGCCAAGCCACGCCCGTGGGCATCTGTCCCGTGTCGCCGAACGGCTTGCTAGGGCCATGAAGCTCACCATTGACTTCGCCCAGTTCCGCCACAACAACAGGCTGAACATCATCACCAATTCCATCGGCGGTATGACGCGCGGCGGCTACCGGGAACTGTGGTGGGACATATTCTCGGACCGGACGAGCATTTACGGCGTGATGGCCGAGATGGCCCAGAGCGAATTGGCCACATCGGACCTGCCGTACTGGAACCGCGTTTGCGAGGACATTGAGCAGGTGCGGGACATGGACCTGCTGTTCTGCTCACGGACCAGCGGCGACGCCCGAGGCACTGCTGCATGGCACCACATGGCTGCGCCTCTGGCCCTGACGTACTGCGCCGAGAGCTACACGCAACCGTATCCGCAGCACCGGTGGGAGGGCGAACATAGTCCTCTGATCGAGCGCAACGGGCTGCTGATCCGTGCCATCGGCGGTACGCTGTTCGTTGCGCCTGCCCAGGGCGGCGACGTATCCAAGATCGAGGTAATCACCAATGAGTGAGGGCAAGTCCCCGGCTTTCCAATTCTACCCGGCGGACTTCCTGGCCGACGCCAACGTCGCCGGCATGACCTGTGCCCAGGTGGGGGCGTACATACGCCTGCTGTGCCACTGCTGGCTGGAGGGCAGCCTGCCCGACGATGACCGCGTGCTGGCGAAGCTATCCGGTGCGGGGGCTAAATGGAAGGCGATGCGCGCGGTGGTGATGCGCCCGTTCAACGAAACCCAAATCGAACCTTTGTCGGGACAAAATCGAGTCCGTCCAAAGGTCGTTTTTCGGCACAAGCGACTTGATGAGGAACGTCGCAAGCAGCTGGAATTACGGCAGTTACGGAAAACCGCCGCCGAAAGGCGCTGGTGCAAATGCAATGCAAATGCAATGCAAGTGCAATGCTCTTCATCTTCACCTTCCCTAAAAGAGGGAAGGATACATCCCCATAAAGAGTTACCTAGTAAAGCGCAATCAGCGTACCACAGGGGCGCTGCGCTTGAAAAAAGGGGGGGGGAGGGCGGAAAGACGGGGGGCCAGGGGGACCACGAGGGCCGGGGGGACCGAGAACGGGGGACCGAGGGGCCGTCAGGCTCGACAGCAGCCGAACACGCTGCCCGTGCACACCGGCGGATCGCCGCTCTGCTGCGGGCGGATTCGGGGGGCCGAGAACGGATCATGGGATGGCTGGTGCAGGTCTATCGCTGGTGTCAGCAGCAGCAGCGGTCCTACGGGGCGGAGCTTGACTGGCTCCAGCGCCAGGCCGTTGACATCGCCGACGCAATGACCGCAGGCAAGGTCCATAGGCCGGTCGCTGTCTGGCGGGCGCGCATAGGTCGGCGTTATGGGCTGTGAATCAGGAGACACCACATGGACTGGCGGAAAACCTCAATATCGCCACAGGGAGCGTCAGAAGTCGCAGGTTTAACGATCGACGAAAAGCCGATCCTTTCTCCCTCGCCATGTTCCGAGATCGTTGATTCCGGGGCGTCTCAGGGGCATGTAGGGGCTTTGAATCCCTCCAGGCCGACGCCGCGAAGGGACTTTGGTATGAATTACGATACGAAGTGTGACAAGCAGAGCGTCAGCTTCCGCGCGTATGGTCTGCCCAGGCCGGGCGGATCGAAAAGGGCCTTCGTGAACCCCAGGACGGGGCGGGTGGTTGTCACGGACGACTGTAAACAGAACCGCACGTGGCGCGAGGCGGTCAAGGCCGCGTACCTGGCCGTCTGCGCCGGCGGCGGTGAACCGCTGGCAGGACCGTTGCGTCTGGAACTGACGTTCCTGCTGCCTCGACCCAAGGGCCACTGGGGCACAGGGCGCGACGCTGAGAAATTGAGGCCCTCGGCGCCTAGGTGGCCGGCGGTTCGGCCGGACTTGACCAAGCTGATTCGCAGCACCGAGGATGCGTTAAGTGGTCTGGCGTGGCGGGACGATGCGCAGATCGTCGAACAGATCGCGCGGAAGGTCTACTGCGTGGGGCCGCAGCCGCCCGGTGCGTGGATCATGGTTTGTCGGGCATAGTGGCATTCACTGCCAGGGCCGGCGCTGTAGCAGCAGCCACAGCACCACGCCGATTAGAAGCAGCAGGGCCGCGGCAAGGATACGGAGCATCTGGCTCATTTCAGAACGCGCAGTGGCTGCGCCGGGCGATCACGGTTTCTGCCCACTCGCGGAGTAAATCAGGCGCAGTAACCGCCTGCCGTCCGAACATACGCAGGTGTTCGCGTGGCTGGAAATACGCCCGAACGTCCTCTGGGGAGCTGAACCGATCACCGGCATCATAACCGGTCATATCGGACACCACATCCAGAGAACGCCCGCTGGCGATCCAGCGCTGACGGGCCTCGTCATTCACACGCCGTGCCTCGCTGTAGGTTCTGATCCTCATTTGCGTGCCCTCTATCTGCCCGCCTGTCCATTAGCCCCGACGCGGGCGGGCGTAGCGCCGGGGTCCTATGTCCCGCGGTGGCTGGCCCGCTCATGCCTCGCGCATGTGATACGGCCGACCGACGCTGTTCAATCCGTTCAGCCGCCGATCATACACATACGCGCGGAAATATCCGCTCAGGCCCGGCTCGCCGGTGGTCCGCCGGGCGACAGCCCGCTGGCCATGCAGACGCCTGGCGACGTGCTCGGCTGCCTCCTCGATGGTTCTGCCGCGGCAATGCAGGTCGACGCTGCTGCCGCGCTCACGGGCTAGGTACCTATTCTGTCTGGTGCTCATCGTCATTCTCCTGTTCGTAGTTACCCCTGTTTGCCAGATCACACATTAAATATAGCACACCGATATTAGTTGTCAAATAAAACGTTCCATAAAAATGCAAAGATTTTTTGCGCCCTAAGCCCTTGCCAATTAGATAGTTAGCGTTTTCCCGCGACGGCGAGGTGGAAATCGTTTCGCCAAATCGACCAGATTTACCTCTAAAACCTCGGCGATTCTGGCCGCGTGGGACAGGTCAGGCTGATGCACGCCATGTTCCCACAGCGAAACTAGGCCCTGGCTGACGCCCACGGCCTTGGCGAACTGCTGCTGGGTCAAGCCGCGTCGCTGCCGCAATCTCCGTATAAGATGCCCACCGTTCATACTGATATTATACAACGATCTAATATTGTCGTCAAGAGCAGCTTGTTGAGGATCGTTGAACCGCGCGCATGTGTGCTACATTTCTGAACATTTGTAACACAATATGAAACACGGGACGCCTAGAACGGCCCCAAACCGCCCTTAGATGGCCTTGGAGGCCGTCGGCCCTGTAACACGGTGAAACACAACACCCCAGCTGGCCGGCGGCGCACGTCGCGGCGGGTACACCAAATAGGCCCCCAAATAGCGCCCCAAGGGGACACCAAATGTATACCCCTCTGCGGGCAAGTGTGCGCGTAAGTGTGCGCGTACGTGTGTGTTTTCGTGTATCCGGTCAGAGAAGGTGAGTGACCTGGTGAGTGACCAAGTCACTCACTTTCGGCTTTTCCAACGCTTTTCCAACGTTTCCAACCCCCCCCCAGGGGCGCTTGACACCGCGGCAGCAATGTGCTAGGATTTTATGACGGCTCGACGGGGGACGCCGTGCGAGATGACGCATGGCGAACGAAATCCGCCTCAACCGACCCGACCTGCTAGGTTCCACCATCTACTGCATCCTCCGCCGCGAATCCGACCGCTACGTCTGGGTTCCCGGCAATTCCGCGTTCGAGGCGCCCGGCACGTGGGACGCGTCGCGCGTGGGGGAGTGTGACATCGCCCTGACCGAATCGCCGGCCAACTCCGGCCAGTTCTCTGCGGACATGCCCAATGTGGCGGAGGACGAGTACTACATCGAATATTTCCAGCAGGCTGGGGCGTCCCCCGCGCTGGCCGACACCGACACCTACCTGGGCGGCGAGACCTATCAGTGGGATGGGCATTGGCTTCGACCGCGGCACCATGAGCACAACCCGAACCGGCAGTACGGGTTGGCGACGACCGTTCCGGGAGCGTAGCGGCGATGGGGCTGAACGACAAGCAGCGGCGGTTCGTCGATGAGTACCTGGTGGACTGCAACGCCACACAGGCGGCCATCCGTGCCGGGTACAGTTGCCGCACGGCCTACAGCCTCGGCCAGCGATTGCTGAAACAGCCCCGAATCCGCCAGGCCCTGCAGGCCGCGCGCCAGCGGCAGGCCCAGCGTTGCCAGATCGAGGCGGACGAGGTGGTCCGGCGGTTGACGGACATCGCGCGGATGGACCCTCAGCAGCTTGAGCAGTACGGCGGGAAGCTCTCGGACGTGGTCAAGGCGCTGAGACATTTAGGCGAGCACCTGGGCTTGTTCGGCTCGGCGGACCAGCAGCGGACGAACGTACCGCAGATACATATCGAGCTATACCGTGGAGAGCAGGATTGACATTTCGACCCCTGGGCGGCGTAACGGTCTGCACGTGACGCTATCCGAGCGCCAGCGCCAGGCATGGGCGGCCCTCGACGATCCCAGCGTCGATCAGGTCCTCTACGGCGGCGCGAAGGGCGGCGGCAAATCGTTTCTGCTGTGCTGGTGGGCGTTCGCCACCGCCTGCCGCATCGCGCACGAATACGGTCTGGCTGACGATCCGCCCGCCCATCCGATCAGCGTGGGCTGGATCGGTCGCAAACGTGCGGTGCATTTCAAACAGACCACGCTGCAAACCTGGCTGGCGGCGATCCCTGCGGCGGCGTACCAGTTGCAGAAGGGCGACCAACGGATCATCATCGGTCCGGTGGCCATCGACTACGGTGGACTGGACACGTCCGAGGCACTTCACAAGTTCAACAGTGCCGAGTACGGATTCGTCTGCGTGGACCAGGCCGAAGAGACCACGGAGGACGATGTGAATGTTCTGCTGGCGTCCCGCCGTTTGCGGATTCGCGGGCGCCACGTGCCGGCTAAAGCGCTGTTCACCGCCAACCCCGCCCAGTGCTGGTTGAAAAGGGACTTCGTGGACGCGCCGGCACCCAACCGGCGATTTGTGCCAGCCCTGCCCGCCGACAATCCGTTTTTGCCGGCGGATTACGTATCCATCCTCCAGGACGCCTTCCGCCATCGCCCCGAATTGGCCGCAGCGTACATCCGCGGCGACTGGTCCGCCATCGACAGTCCGGCCCAGGTGATCCGCCATGCGTGGCTGGTCGCGGCCACCCAGCGCGAGATTTGGTCGCCGCACAAGCGACGGTACATGGTCTGCGATCCTGCGCGGTTCGGCGACGATGAGACGGTCATTTACTACTGCGAGGACGGCGATCCGGTGAAGCAGTGGATATACCCGCACAACGACGCGATCCAGCTTGAGAACATCCTGCACCGCCTGGCCATTGAGCAGGACGTGGCGGCGGTGGCCATCGACACCACTGAGGGCATGGGCGCTGCGGTGGCGGATCATCTGCAGGTGGCCTCGGCGGGCAACTACGACGTTATCTACGTCAACAACGCCAGCCGCAGCAGCCAGCCGGATAGGTACGTGAACCTGCGGGCGGAGCAGTGGGATACAGCGGCGCGGCTGCTGTCTGCCGGCGAGGTGATCCTGAGCAACGAGGACCAGAAATTGTGGGACCAGCTGACCGCCGTGCAGTTTGAGTTCGTCGGGCCACGGCTGAAGATCGAACCGAAGGACCAGCTCAAGGAACGGCTTGGCTGTTCGCCGGACCGGGCGGACGCTTACGTCATGAACCTCTGGCTTATGCAGCAGATTGTGCCGGAATCCCACCGCACGCAGCACCGCAACGACGGTCGCGGCTATCTGCGGCCACGATATGCGTCGGCGATGAGTGCATAGGAGATACCCATGCCGAAAGGCTACGAACGAATGAGGGACAGGTTCATCGCCGGCGGGATGACCCGCAGGGCCGCGCAGCGCAAGGCGGCCAGGATTTGGAACAGCAGGCACCCCCGCAATCCCGTTGGCAGACACAAGCGGCGAACCCGCAGCACAACGAAACGGAGGCGACGATGAGCAAGAGTAAAAAGACGGACAGAGCGGCGGCTGTTGATGAGGCCTTCGAGCGTGCCGGCGTGGCCGCGAGCGTGAAGATCGACACCAACCGCCGGGCACCCGACAGGCAGCTTCCGTGGGACATCGCCAAGTACCGCGATTACTGGTACGGCCAGCACAGGCGACGGAGACGATGACATGGCTAAGCGCATGAAACCCAAAGGCGCGAGGGGACGCGCGGCGGTCAAGAGACTCGGACGTAGGTACAAAACGGGCGGGTTCGCCCGCATCGCCCGCAAGGCGGCCAGACGTTACGGCAGTGCGGCGGCTGGCAAGCGGGTAGCGGCCAGCGTGTACTGGAAGATGGTTCGCAAGCGACGGAAATGAGCATGGCCAAGCGCAGCGAGACAAAGATCGCCGAGATGATGACCCAGTTCTACCAGGACGGGCTGGACCACAACCGCAAGTGGCTCGAGCGCGCGCGAGAGAACCTTCGCATGGTCGTAGGGAACCAATGGGCAAGCGAGGATTTGTCCGTGTTGGATTCGCAAGGTCGCCCTCACCTGACGATCAACAGGATACTGCCCATCGTCATGGCACTGTCGGGCACCCAGCGGCAGAACCGTGAGGACCTGGTGGTCTTCGCGCGGCGAGGCGGAGGCGAGGACGAAGCCGCGGTATTGACCGAGCTTGCCAAGCACGCCGCCGACGTATCGCGTGCCGACTGGCAGCTGTCGTTCATGTTCACCGACGGGCTTGTCACCGGCAAGGGCTGGGTGGCCTTGGACATCGACTACCAGAACGATCCCTTGAACGGCGACCTGCTGATCGAGAAGGTAAGCCCCTTTGAGATACTGGAGGACCGTGAGACCGCCGACTACGATTTGGATCGACGCTGCAGGTTCATAATCCGCACCTACCTGCGCGACCGCGAGGAGCTTGAGCTTCTTTACCCCAAGCGCAAGCGCGACCTGGAGGTTGAGCAGTTCCGTTCCTACGTACCGGAGAATGAGGCCGATCCCCTTCGCGGCGACGAGGGCGATACGTACCGCCTCACGGAGGGCCGGATCGAGGACGAACCACGCCTGAAGCGCCGCAAAATGCTGGTACGCGAGACGTGGTGGAAGGACTGGCGGCGCGTGACCTTCCTGGTCGATGCGGCCACGCTTGAAGTGCGGCGGGTCCAACCGGACAAAATGGAGCTGGCCAAGGCACTGCGGCTGCGCGATCCGCAGCGCTGGCGGATCGTGGAGCGCGTCGCTCCGGTGCTGATGCAGACCGTGACCACCGGCGACGTAGTGCTGGAGCACGTCGAGGACCCGTTCCACGGATGCATGCGGTACCCGTTCACGCGGTTCACCCCCTACCTGTTCGACGACAATCTGTTCGGCGTGGTGGACAACCTGATCGACCCGCAGATCGAGACCAACAAGCGGCGTTCGCAGACGTTGCACCTCATTAACACCTCGGCCAACAGCGGATTCATCGGGGACCGCGATGCACTGACCGCCGCTGAGTGGGACGACCTGGCCGACTTCGGCTCAGCGCCGGGGCAGGTCATTCGCGTCAAGCCGGGCAGCCGACTGGAGCGGCTCCAGCCGATACCGATCCACCAGGGCCTGTTGGAGTTGGAGCAGATCGCCGGCGACGACATGAAGCAGATTTCGGGCGTCAACGCGGACTTATTGGGGCTGGACAAGACCCGCGCCGAGTCCGGGCGGGCGATGATGCTGCGGCACCGGCAGGGGCTAGTCGTAAACGAACCGATCTTCGACAATCTCCGGTACTCGATGGTCAACTTCTACACCACGCTGGTTGACCTGATCCGGCAGGGCAGCGCCAACGAGCGCAGTTTCCTGTACAGCGACGAGGAGATTGCGGCGATTATCAGCGAGCGGCATCTGGACGTGGATTTGGCGAAACTGCGGTCGTTCGCGTTCGGGCGGTACGGCGTGAAGATCACGCAGAGCGATTCGCACCCGCTGGTGAAGATGATGAAGTTTGAAGCCCTGGCTGAACTGGCGCGGGCGGGCGTGCCGATCAACCCGCGATTCCTGATCGAGGCGTCCGGCGTGCCCAACAGCGAGGAGAT